ACCATCGACCGCCGTGCCGGCCCTGCACCGCAGCTCCAGGGCTCCGGGCCATCCACGTCACTCTGGGAGGAACTCAACGCTTTGGACGGTTTCGAGGTCGAGTTGGCCGGGGGCGCCGTCCTCGAAATGCAGGGTCTCGACATGATTAAGGAGGCCCTCTGGTTCGACGCGGACAAGCCGGCGGACCCGATGACCAACTACCCGCGGCTCTTCGTCGCGGAGCGTTGCGTCCAGCTCCGCTGGGCCCTGGACAATTTCACCGGCCGGGACGGCCAACGCGGGGCGTGCAAGGACCCCATCGACTGCCTTCGCGACATGTTCACCACCGGCCTCGAATACCTGCCGCCCGGCCGGCTCGGCTCCTACGGCGGCGGCTCGTACTGACATACCCCTGCCTATGACACCCCAGTTCATGACCCACAAAGAGGTAATGACGCTCCTGCGGATCGGCTCTTACGATACGATGGCGAGGGTGCGGCGGGCCGTCCCCGAGATCGCCATTATGCTGCCCGGGACGCGAAAGCGCCGGTACGTGACGAAACGCATCTTCGAGCTGCTGGAACGCTTGCAGGCTGAGAACCGGCGTGCTACGCCCGCCAACGTGCGAAAGGTTCTATGACCAGCGACCAAGACCCCCTGCTGTATGCGACCGATACCCCCACCAAGGAACTCGTGGACCGCCTGCGGACCGAGCTCACCAAGGCAGGAACCCTTGCCGACTTGTGGTCTCGCGTGTCCGCCGCCGATCAAATCCGGTACTGCGAGTGGGAAGGCCAGTCGGAGGACGGCAAGAAGCATAAGCGGGCCGGCAAGGACCCCTTTCCGTGGGAAGGCGCGGCCGACTGTCGTCCCATGGTGGTGGACGACGTCATCAACGAGGGTGTGGACCTTTGCACCACGGCCTTCGCCCGGGCCCTGGCAGGAGGCAAAATGGCGGATGACGAGGCTGGGGCATACGCGGTGGCTCTCCTCGACTACCTGGTCAACACCCGGCTGACCGACCGGCTTCGCGACGAAGTCGAGCTGGCCGCCCAGTACTTCCACACTTACGGCTGGGTGGTGCTGCACACGTGCTGGGAGCAACGCATCGGCCTGCGGCGCCGCGACGTCACACTGGACGATCTGGCGGCCTACGGCCAGATGACCGGCACGGCCACCGATTGGACGTCCCTCCTGGCGGACCCGTCCCGGGAGGACGAGGCCCTGGCCGTCCTTCGGATGGCTTATGACGGCTACGCGGCGGCCGAGGTTGCCGAGACGACGCTCGACGTGCCGCCCGTCTCGGACAGGACCTTGCGCCGTGCGCTCCGCGACTTGCGGGAGAAAGGGGCGACCAACGTCCCGGTGCCCTACGTCTGCAAGAATGAGCCGGCGGTGTACGCGCTGCGGCCGTGGGTCGAAGTGGTGATCCCGCCGGACACGACCGACCTCCAGGCCGGCCGGGTCGTCTTCCAACGCGAGTACCTGACCGAGCAGGACCTCCGGGCGCGCATCCTCACCGACGGCTACAGCCGCCCGTGGGTGGACGAGGCGGCCAAGCAGATCAAGCGGATGAGCGTGCAGGCCACGCGCATCGGGACGCGGGTGGTGCTCTCGCCCGACAGCACGCCGCAGGACTTTATCGAAGTCGTCCATGCGACGTACCGGACGTTGGACGAGGACGGTGTGCCGGTCATCTACATGACCACGTTCAACCCGTCCGTGCAGACGAATGACCGCGGCGAAGTCCTGGTGGCCCGGCACACACCCATCGACTACACGCACGGCGACTACCCCTACGTGATGGGTAAGCGGGAGCACCTGGCCCGCGGGGCCCTGCTCTCGCGCGGCGTCTCGGAAATCGCGATGACCTGGCAGTTGGAGGAGAAGGCCCTGTGCGATTCGACCATCGATTGGACAAGCATGGGCGTTATCCCGCCGGTGAACGTCTACCAGGACCCCCAGGTCTTGAAGTACAAGATCGCGCCGGCGGTGCAGAACCTCGTACGAGTCGGCCGGGAGCCCCAGTTCATGACGGTGCCGACCTCGGGCGTGCCTGTCTGCCTGGACGCCCAGGACCGGGCCGAGAAGCGTCGGTGCGGCTACTTCGGCGTCGCCCACCCTGAAATCCCGCCCGAGCGGACGCAGATGCGCTCGGCCCGTGTCGTCCAACGCTTCCTCGGGATATGGATTGCCGCTCTCCGGCAGGTGATGGCCCTTTGTCAGCAGTACATGCCGGACGCGGAGTTCTCCCGCGTGACCGGCGCCCCCCAGGGCTGGCTCAAGGCCCGGAGGCAGGACCCGGCCGTCCTGACAGCCGCCCTGGCCTTCGACGTCCGTGAGCTCTCGGAGGAGCTGACGCTCAAGCGCCTGGAAGTCGTCAACAAGGCGATCCTGCCGACCGACGTCCAGGGGACCATCGACCGCACGAAGTGGGTTCAATTGCAACTGCGGGCGGTGAACCCGGCGTGGTCTCGGGAGCTCGTCCAGCCGGCGCAGGCCGCCTCGCAGGCGCTCTTCACGCAGGTGCGGGACGACATCGCGCAGATGTTCCTCGGGAACCCGCCGCAGATGGTCGAGAACGATCCCACGGCGCAGACGAAGCTGCAATTTGCGCAGCAAATTGTGCAGGCCAACCCGTACTACTTGCAGGCGTTGCAGCAGGGCGGTCGGTTCGCCGAGCTCATGCAGGCCTACGCCAAGAACCTCGGATTCTCCGCGACGCAGGAGCAGAACAAGATGATCGGCCGGATCGGCGTCAGCCCGGCCGAAACCCAAGGCCAAGCATGACCGAAGACCAACGCAAGCAGTTCCTCGCCCGGCTCACGCCGCTACGCCCAGACGACCCCCTTCTCGCGGGTGTCGTCGGCATCGCGGACGAGCTGGCCGAGGACGCCATCCGCGAGGGTGGCCGGATGGGCTTGGCCGGCGATGACCGGGCCTTCCTGGACGGCCGTCAGTCGGCCTTGAACGACTTCAAGGTCCTGCTGGAGCAGGCCGTGGTCGAGGCGCAAACCCCTACGGCCCAAGTATCTCACTAGGATACGCAGGTTACTCCTATATGGCCGTCCTGCCAGGTGCGGGACGGCCTTTTTCGTGCGTGCATGGCCCTGCCCGCCTGCGGGCTGTAAACGCATGCCTGACCAAACTGATGCGGTGGCCTCCCCGGCCGCCGAGGGTGGCGCTCCCAACCCGGAATCGACGCAGACGACGACGGCGCCCGCGCCGTCACGAGAGTCGCGAATCCAGACGATGGTTCGCGAGATGGCGACACGAGGAGTGCCGCCAAAGCCCCCGGAGGCCTCGCCGCCAGCCGAATCACCGGCTGCGGGGTCCGAAGGGGCGCCCGTTCTTTCCGAGACGCCCCCGGCTGCCGCGGAAGCGGCACAGCCAGGGTCCGAAAAGCCGCCCGAACAGGCGGCCGAGCACGAGAGCGAGACGGTGCCGCAGGACATCCGCAAGGCTGTCAGCCGCATCCGCCAGTTGAAGGACCAGCGCAAGGCCCTCAAGGCCGAGCTGGGCGACAAGGACGCCGCAGTGGCGGCCCTCACCGCGCAGGTCGAAGCCTTGCAGGCACAAGTGGACAGGGTGCAGGCCAAGCCTGCGACGCCGTCCTTCGAGAACGTCGAAGACCCGCAGGTCATCGAGAGCGAGGTGTCGCAGGCGTCCAAAGTGGTGGAGTGGGCGGAGGACAGGCTGGACAGCTTCGATGGCGAGACGGACACCGAGGTCCTGGGAGCCGAGCTGGAGAGCCAGGGGGTGAAGGCCCCGCCGTCCGGCTGGACACCCAAGGCGGTGCGACAGACGCTGGTCACGATCCGCAACAACGCGCGGACGACGGCCAAGGCCGGCAGCGAGCGCAAGCAGTGGCTGTCCATCGAGTCGCAGGCCTTGGAGTACGTGGCCAAGTCGGTGCCGCAGTTGCAGAGCGACCCGGCCCTCGCCAACGAGGTCTCCGCCCTGTTGGAAGCCCGCCCGTCCCTGAGGTCCATGCCGGAATGGCCGGTGGCCTCCGTGGCCCTCGCACTGGGTATGCGGGCGCTCCGCGCCGGGCCGCCAAAGCCGGCAGTGCCAACGCCGCCAGCGGTGCCCGTCCCGCCGGCGACACCGCCCCGACCGCCGGCCGTGGCCGGCGCTCCTCGTGCGACGGTTCCTGTTCCAGTGGATGTGGTGGAGGATTTGCGGCGGAAGGCGACAGCGCCGGGCGCGTCTCGGGAAGACCGGGTGGCCTTGCTCAAGGCCCAGTTGCTCAAGACAAAAGGGTGATTCAGTCAGGCAGTCAGCTACATGATTAACTACGACAACATCATTGGTAACCAGCAGGACTGGGCCAATTTCATCACGAATGTGGAGAGCTCGGAGGCTCCCTTCATCTCGTGGCTTCCGGTCGGCGACAAGCCGGTCAACGTCCTTCACCAGTACCAGGCCGAGCGCTACCGCGATCCGGTGGACAACAGCCACGTCAACGGGACGCCCGTCACCGGGTTCCTGTCGGCCGGCGACAGCCGTGCGGAGTTGAAGGCGCTCGTCCAGTACTTCACCAAGGCCGCGGCGGTCACCACGCTGCACCAGGAGGTGTCGGACATCGCCGGCGTGGCGGACGAGATGGCTCGTGAGCTGGACAAGTGCACGACCGAGCTCACGTTCGACATCGAGGCGGCACTTCTTGAGGACGCGGATCATCGGGAGGACAACACTACCGTCGGCTACAAGACCCGTGGTGTCGGCTCCTGGGTGTCGTCCTCGGCGCAGACCCTGTACCCGGTGGACGCGAATTTCAGGCCGCCGGCCGCCTCGTGCATCACCACGGCGACGGCTTCGCTGACCGAGAATTCGCTCATCGACGTGTTGCAGAGCATGGCCACCGTGCGGCGCAGCGCGGCCCCGGTCACGGCCTTCTGCGGGCCCAGCGCGAAGCGGGCCTTCAACCAGATGGCGCTTTTCACGCCGGCCTCGACCCTCGTCGGCGGCTCGCCCACGGGGAAGACGGGCGTCATCACGACCGGATCGAGCACGGCGACCCTCGACCGCATCGTTGAGCGGTACGTGACCGACTTCGGCACCGTCGAGCTGAACCTGTCGTGGCGCAACATCGCCTTCGACACGAACACGGTCAGCCGCGCGTACACCACGTACTTCCTGCACCGGGACATGTGGCAGTTGCGCTGGAACAAGAAGCCCGAGTGGATGCGCAAGGAGTACCAGGGCGGCGCCCACGAGGCCTTCTGCGAGGCGATCCTGATGCTCGTGTGCAAGTCGCCGCGGGCCGAGGGCAAGTGGCAGCCCACCAGCTAACCCACGCCGTGCGCAACACCTGACGCGAACACGAATATGAAAAGCATCCAACTCTCCCCCACGGAACGCGCACTCAACGGTGCGACCCACAAGGTCATCGTGACCTACGCGGACGTCGCCGCCCTCGGCGCCTCGGCTACGGGTGTCATCGAGCTGCTGCCGGATACGGCCAAGTACACGGGCGCGACCCTCCCGGTCGGTACCGAGGTCGCGCTGTGCAAGTACCAGCTGGTGACGGCCTTCGACTTCTCGGACGCCGGCATTACTTCGTGCCTCATCGAGATCGGCCTGACGGATGGCGACACCGACGCCTTCCTGGCCTCAACCGAGATGGCGGCCGACGGGTCCTACGTCTCGTACAAGAGCGCGGCGTCGGTGACCAGCCGGGCCATGATTACCAAGGCCGACACGGTGGACGCGCTCATCACGGTCGCCAACGGCGGTTCGCCGCTGTGCAGCGAGTGCACGTCGGGTGAAGTGCACCTGTACTTCAACGTGACGACCCCGACGCTCGACAACGTCAAGGCGACGGATTCCCTCACGGTTGCATAGGTGGAGCACCCCGGGCGGGAGCTGGCTGACGACGGCTCCCGCCCTCCTTACATGGCTGCGATCACCATAGACATCTCGCGGTTCCCGAAGGACGTCCGGGAGGCACTGGCCTCCCGGTGTGAGGCGCGGGACAAGGTTAAAAGGACCCTCGCGCTAACGCGGCAGCGTCAGCTGGCCGCGATGGCCGACCAGGCAGCCGCCGCCGGTCGGTACGGTGTCCTGGACGCCGTCTTCGACCCGTACTGGCAGGCTTACTTCTCGCGCGTCTGTGACGCCCGGGAGATGGTGTGGGACGACCCTGAGTTCGTCCCCTGGCTCAAGAAACAGGAACCCATGTTCGCGGTCCGTCACGCTCCGTCCAAAACTACAGTCCTCCGTCCATGAAACGCTTTCTGGCGCCTGACTCGCTTTGTCCCGTGAAGACCATTCTCGCCCTCTTTCTCGCCGTTTTTGGCCTGTCCGCTTTTGGCCAGGGCGGCAACGTGTTCATCTATGGCGAGAGGGCGGATGCTCGCCGAGACTCGTTCGGACGACTGCGCGTCTCGCAGCCGGAGACCATCTTCGACTCGCCCGGCTTCCTGTACGACCTCAAGACGAACGTCTGGGAGTCGATCACCGGCGGTTCGGGCAGCGTGACGCTCAACGCGGCTGACCAGAGTGTCATCCTCGCCAACGCCGCCGGCAACACGACGCACTTCGCTCGTCGGGCGTCCTACGAGCGGTTCCGCCGCAGGTCCGGCAAGGGCCTCATGATCGTGCTGTCCGGCATACTGGGCGTGCAGCCGGCGGCCGTCCGTTCGCACATCGGTTACGGGGACCAGGACAACGGCGTCTTCTTCGAGAACTGGGCCGGCACCAATAACGTGCTCCTGCGCAGCAAGGCTTCCGGGACGTTGTCCGAGACGCGCCTGCCGCTCTCCGACTGGGGTGGCTCGGTGGCCGACTTCGACGCCTCGAAGGTGCAGACTTTTGCCTTCGACATCTCGGAGGTCGGCGGTGGTACCGTCCGTTGCTACGTCCAGCGTGGCCTTGAGTGGCGGCAGGTCGCGCTCTGGAACAACGCGAACACGTTGACGACCGTCTTTATGGCCACCGGCCGTCTTCCGATTCTCTACGAGATCGAGAACACAGGCACCGGCACGCTCTCGTCCATGCGGCAGATCGGCTCGGCCGTCTTCATCGAGGGCGGGGACGACGAGGGCACCGGGCACAACCGGTCAGCCGCCACGGCGGTCGGTGGGGTCTCCGTTTCGGCCGCCCGCGCAGTCATCGGCATCCGGCCGGCGGCCACGCTGGGTGGGCTCACCAACCGGGCGCGCATCCGCATCAATGGAATCACGGCCAATGCGCCGAACACGCGGCTTACGCTGGTTTATCGGCCGTCCTCGGTCGCCAACTCGGCGTGGACCAACACGCTGGGTGCCGTCACCTACGACCTCAATGGCGATACGGTCACCGGCGGCGTCACGTTGGCCACGTGGGTGGCCGGCGCCTCCGTCCCGCTGGACCTCTGTTCGCACCCCTTGGCGCTGAACTACCAGGGCAACGTCGCCACCGAGCTGTACGTTGTGGCCACGCCGGTGAGCGGGACCAACAGCGTGTCCGTCGCCATCAACTGGGTCGAGGACTACTGACATGGCCTACCAGGCCTACTTCGAGAGCGGCGGAGAAGGCGACTGGTACAACTGCCTTCTCAACACCGCCCCGGCCGAAAGCCCGACCACGGCACCCAGCAAGTGGTCGAAGCTGGAGATTCCGCACATCTTCGAGAACGTCGTCGCCCTGCACGCCGTGGCCTACATCCTCGCGGCCGAGGGGCAGAACGACAAGTTCCGCGCCCAGATGGCCGTGGCCCAGGAGGCCCTGGACGAGTTGCGGATGACGGCCGTTGACCGGGGCGACATGAAACCGACGATGGTCCTCACCCGATGAGACTCGTCCCTTACAGCGAGATTCTTGCGCACGTCTCGGACCTCATGGGATGGGAGACGGGCACGACCGGGCAGGCCAACCTCGACACCGCCCAGTGGCA